AAGAACTATAATTAGGCGTTGAAAGTGCCAGCTACCAAGGCATCCGGGCGCTCAACTGTCAGCGCCAACCGTTCCTCGAATCGTAACCACTGGGCGTTTTCTGCAAACGCGCCATTGTGCGAATCAGAGACCGCAATAGTGATTTGCTCTCGGTCGTAGATGGTCGCCGCCATCGCAAACGAGCCCACCAGAAAATCACCGTCGGGCATGATCGGAGAATCGACCACACGGCGCCCCCACAACACGTTGCCGTTATTAGTCACGGGATTGGTGAACAAGTAGGCGTTGTCGTCTGTCTTGGTCAGCGTTATGTTGACCCAATCGAGCATAGACATGACGATCGAATCAGTTGCGTAAAACGACTTGCTGGCCTGCAGCATGGCGCGACGGATTTGATCAATAGTGCTATCTGTATCAGCGCCACCCACTGAGGCGGCGGCGTAAGCTGTGGCCTGTGGGGCCAAGCCGTTGAGGTTACTGCCTGTGCCGTCGCCAAACATCAGCTGCAGCTCTTCGTAGATTTTCAGGCCGGTGGCCATTTCTACATCGATTATGCCGCGCAGCTGTCGGGCATCGGCCAATGCCTGATTGCTGACCTTCATCAAGTGCGCAAGCGTCTGTACTTTCGCGCTGGCTTCTTCAAAATCGATGTCAGACGTGGGCTTGAGACCAAATTCCTCTACCGTCGAGGCGTTGTTGGTGAATGACTTCTTTTTGAAGTAGTCAATCACACCCGATTGCGTTGGCACAGTGCGCAGCAGGTCGCGCACCGTCAACGGCTGCACAGGGTCTTGTATGTAGCCTCTGCGGTCAGGTGTCGTCAGAGGGCCTGCACTGTCGGCGGCTGTTGATACGGCCTTTTGATGGGAGGCCATGCTAAGCCCCGCACTCTTTTCAACAATGTAACGGGTACCGTGGTGCTCGCCATTGAAGGATTTGATGTAATCGGATTCGGCAGCCAGTTGGCCCGCTGTTTTGCTTTGTGCGGGTTGGCCACCGCCGTTGGTGAGTTCCATCAACTTTTGCGAGAGCTCGCGGTGCTCGTCTTCGAGCTTCTGATGCTTAACGACGTGATCTTGAAAAGCCTGTTTTTGCTCGCTGTTAGCTTGCTCGGCTTCCTTGAGGCTGTTGCCAAGTTTTTGGGTGTAGCCTTCGAGCTCTGTCAAGGCCTTCTGGGCCTTTTCGCCTTTGGCTTCGACTGCTGCTTTGAGGTCGGAGACGATCTCTTTTACTTCTTCTGGGACATTACCAGACATAATTATTTACCTTGGGTTTGATTTGGGGTTAGTTGGCTAGTTCGTGTTTCATAAAGCTCAGCATCTCGCTGAGGTCAGCCCCAGAATCACTCTGGTCTGGCGGGGCCGGCAGATCACCTGCAAGCGCCTTAAACCCGCCAGCAGCGATAGCCACGCTTTGCTTGCGAGAGAATCCAACGTGCCGCAGCAGCCGCTCAAGGGCGCGCGGGTTTTCAATTTCGTGTATGTCGTCGATGATACTTTTGACGCTAGTTAGCTTGGCTTTTCGGTTCATGCCAAACGGCACCAGCGACACTTCCCACAGCTCAGCTTTGGTGATGGTTCGCTGGCTATAGCCCTCGTCCCACTCCGAGCCCTTGGGCAAGATGTTGAAGCCCACACTCATGCTGTCGATGCCGCCGTCGAGCAGTAATTGGTAGGCTTCTTCCGCCGCGGGCAATGCCATGTTGAGCTTGCCTTTGACCAGCAAGCCTTTGCTGTCTTGAGTGACCTCGGCATCGCCAACCAGCCTTTGCATATCGTGGTAAAGCGGTACGCGCAGGCGGTTGTTTTTCTTCAGGCGAATTTTCTTAAATGCGCCTTGCTTAATAATGTCGCGCCCGTCGTCGAGGTTGTCGAACACCGCGCCGTAGCCAGTCCATGTTCCTGCCTCGGCGCTCGCTTTGATTTCGTCCGGGCTGCTCAGGTAGTCCACTATTCGGCCTCTTTTTCTTCGTCGTCGGTCAGATGCGTGGGCAAGGTGTCCACGGGTGCCATGTTGATTTGCAAGAATGGTTTGTCGCCGCCCTCAACCGGTGGTCGGTTGAGCTGCGCGCGGCGCTCGTTGATCGTCAGCACGCCAGTCAGTATTTCGCTGCGGGCGATCTCGGTGGCGGTTTTGCTGTCGGCCATCACTAGGGCCGCTGGGTCAAATTCAATATAATGGCTGCGGCGTTCTGCCCTGCTGAGCAGATGCAGGTTTAGCGATTCTTCAATGCGCTTCAGGTAGGGGCCAAGCGTGTATTGTAAAAACTGGCGGCTTTGGTGCTCCACGTTGTTAAACGTGGCTTTGCTGTTGTCGCCTAGCATGTGCGGCGGAATTTTCCAGATGCGCGCAATCTCCGCCATCTGGTGCTTGCGCGTCTCGATGTTTTGGCTGTCGGCCATGTTGTTTTTGAGCACATCGGCACTCATGCCGAGCTCCAGAATCATGGGCTCGCCGCTGTTTTTTGCGCCTTGGTGCTGGTCCACATAGGCTTTTCGCAGCGTTTTGCGATGCTCAGGGCTAAGCATTTTGTCGTACTTGATCAACAAGCCAGTGGCGGCACCGTTTGCAAAGTAGCGACCGGCGTATTCATCCGCCACGGCGGCGATGCCGATGCTGTTGCGGTGAATGTCAAAGGGTTTAAACCCTGTGTAGCCGCTGCCGCCCCATCCAGCGATGGGCACGATCTCGTCGGGCTTGTAATCTCGTTGGCGCCCGTTGGTCGTCACGCGGTAGGCAATCGGTCGTCCGAATTGTGCCGTGCGGCCATATTCGTCAAAGATTGGCTCGACGGCATCAGATGGCACGGGGTCAAGCGCCACCACGCGGCCCGTGCTCTGCATGGTCTGCTTGATCAAATACCCCATGCCCTGGCTGCACAAGGCTACCGCCAGAGCCTCCTTAAAGCTTATGGCCGTCATCTGCCCGTTGGGGCTGTCGTGCAGCAGCTCGTACAATGGGTGTGATCGGTCACGGTCTCTCGTGCCGTCGGGGTTGCGCCTGTAAACATGCAGCGGAATGGTGCCCACGGTCTCGCTGATCAGGCGCAGGCAGGCCCAAACCGTCGTCACCTCTAGCGAGGTCAGTCCGTGCAGGCTCTTGCCTGTCCAGCTGGTGCGCACATCAGACCAGCCAGCGGGGTCATTGATGCGCAAATCACGCCCACCGGCCTTGGCAATTGCCGCCGCTGGCCCAGCCACAGCCGTGGCCAACATTTTCCCGATGCTGGAGAGTTTCAAATTTATTCCGGTTGGTCGTTGCGCAAGCTGCGCAAATAATCATCAATACCGTTGCCACTCTCGGTGGCAATCTGGCGGGCAAACGCCATCACCATGGCGACGATGCCGTCTATCTTCGCCGCGGCGGTTTGCTTGCCGAGATGCAGTTTGTCGTTAGCGCCTTGTCTGGCCGTGGCGTTGCTGGCCATCCATCGCAAAATGGGGTTGGCCGGAAAGTGCAACCGCCCTGCTTCGAGCGCTGCCTCAAACTCGCGCATCGGCTCGCTGAAATTACGAGCATTCGCGCCAAACTCCACCACTGGCACGGCTTCGGCGTCCAGTCGCTGCGCCAGCATCGTGGCGTGAAACGGATCGTAAGCCAGCTCGGTCGGCGTGTTCGCGGTGAACTGTTCCTGCAAGATGTCTTGCACGTATTCGTATTCAACCTCGGGGCCGTCCACTGCGTCGATCAGCCCTTCGGCGTACCAGCCGACGTATCGCCGAGTCTCCTCGCTCTCGATGCGGTCAGTGCTTAGCCAAAAGTGCGGAAAAAAGTAGTAGTGCTGTTTGCCGTCAATCTCTCGCCCGAACACGCGGACCGAGGCGCAAAAGTCCAACCGGCTGGCGAGATCCAGCGCGTAGATACTGGGCTCGCCTGCAAAGTCGTCGATGCTCAGGCTTGCATCTTCGGCCGCGATCCACTTGGCCATTTTCAGCCAGCCAACTTTCGCGCCAACCCACTCGTTGCAGTGCTTGGTCAGGTAAGCCGCTTGTTTTCTGGGGCTTTTCTTCGCCTCGGCCGCCGCCGCCAGCAAGAAATCCTCAAACACTGATACCCCATAGTTGGGATTGGCTTTCTTCAGTGCGTCTATACTGTACGGGTCGTCCTTTTCGTCGATGCCGTACATCAGAGAAAACGTGGTTTCGTCGCGTAAACTCTTTTGCTCGAGCTGCTTTTGCAACTCCAGCTCCATGGCAAAGCAAGGCCCGCCCAGGTCAAAGCCCGCCGTGGTGGTAATTAGCACTAAGCCCTGCTCCCGTGAGGCCATCCCCGTGGTAAAGGTCTCTAGCTGCTCATCACTGGCATGCTCGTGGTATTCATCCACCACGCCCAAGCTGGGGTTTGCCCCATCGCCGGGCTTGCCGATCACAGTTTCCAGCTTGCCGCCGTCCGCCTTGTCGATGTGCTTGCGCCACACCTCAAGCCCGTACTTATTGCACAACTGGGGCAGTTTGTTGCACATGGTCTGCACTGGCTTGAACAGCAAACGCTGTGCGTCGCGCTCGCTTTGCGCGCCGAGGTACACTTCAGGCGAAAATTCGTTATCAGCCGTGAGCATGTACACGGCAATTGCTGCATCAAGCAGCGTTTTTCCGTTCTTTCGCGGCACCTTTATGTAGGCTTTGCGGAAGCGGCGGCGGTGTGTTTTCTTGTCGACCCAGCCAAATAAGCTGCAAACAGAGAAGGTTTGCCACGCCTCGAGAATCAGTTTTTTGTTTTTTGCGGCCCAGACGCCCTTAACATGCGGCATCTTCTCGACAAACCGGCACACGCGGTCGGCTTTCTCGGGGTCGTATTTGTACTTAAATCGCTTTCTGGCCAAGTCGTCGAGGTGACGTTGGC